AATGATTTCAGTAAAATAATCTAATAGATCTGAACACTCTTTCAAAGTTGGTTTAAATTTATGCAGGCAAATGAATACTTTTTCAAACTTTTCAAGCTCTGAACAATCAAGTGCCGCAATTTTACCCAGTTCAATGCGCTGTCCAAAGTTCATATCACCTGATTTGATGTTGATATGAACTAATTTATTAGCTGGTGGAGGTGGAATAAACTTGAATGTTGGTAGTCCTAATTTCATTTTTGACTATTTGATATTAAAATTCGTTGTTTGCTTTCTTTTGTTTGTATAACAGTACTGAGACTTTCTCAGTACTGTGGTTTTAAAGTATCTTTTTGCTTACCTTATGTCAGCGAACAGAAGTACCGGCTTATGTTTTTATAGTTGGTTCCTGTTATCGCTCTATTATTGATCGGATCTAATACCAGCGAATAATTATGATACTGCCAACCGACATCCTTATGATTATAAATTGAAAGGATTGCTTTCATGGTTTGCACGCACGAACTGTTCGTGACTAACGTTGAATAAGAATAGTTTATACCATCCATTGGCGTAATGAAGTTGGAGGCCTGAATCGTTATTCCTACGTCAATGTTCCCACATTGGATAAAATGACAAGGTGTAGCCCTGTCCAAACTTTTAGCCTGTGATTGCATCGCAAACAAGCCAACCAAAGCAAGTAAAATAAAAATGAATCGTTTCATAATTTTATTTGAGTTTTACAAAGCCCGCTCAGAGCTGTTAGCATATATTTTGTTTACAATCGAATTGCAACATGATACTTACTTCGTTCGCGTCGAACCTTGGAAGAGGTGTATAGAACTTGAAGTTATCAACACGGTCAAATATTCCTGAATCATTGTATCTCTTCATGAACGGTAAGACAATCTCACTTTCAATCTGATTCCTTAAGGTTTCCCGATCCATTGCAGAGTTTTGAAATTCAGCGAACCGGCAAAAGTATATCTGAACCTGTGTGATCTTTTGTTTTTGAAACTTAGTTCGTGTATAAGAGCCTTGTACAAACTCTTCAATGTAGGCAAATCGGGCGTCTAAACTCTTTTCGTCTGCCTTTAGATTCATCATCTTGTTTTCTTCATACTCAACCTCATAGAGTGGGTTTGAAGTTTCGATAAGCGTTTTTAATTCCTGAATCATGTTAGTAGGATATTTTTCTAATGCCTTTAGCAATAGGTTTATTGTTTAATTTATTTAATGCAACGTAACGAACTGGATCGAGTGAGTGATTAAAATTATCTATTGGTTCATTCGTTAAGTTCCCGTCTCTATCTACTTTCCATTTATAAGAAAGCAATTCTTTACGGATATTCTTCGATCTCTTAGTCACGTTCAAGTGATATCGCTTTAGAATATCAATACCATTTTTAATACTATCCGCTCCTTTTACAGCTCCCTCAATTCTTATTCCGTATGTCTTTAACTCTGCAATACTTTTTGGCTCTGCTGAGTCTGCAATGGTTTCAATTCGTTCAATGCCAAATTCTTTAATAGTTTTTGCAATATCTGAATTCAGCATTCCGGTCCGGTATTCGTACTCATCTAACCACAATTCCCCTTGTGAAAGTCGTACATCGATTATAGCAGTAGGATCATTCGTAAATCCAAAGTCAATACCTGTAAATCGTTTCTTATAATCCTTTGGCATCTCATCAACTAAAGACCAGTTTGTATAAACTAAACCTTCGATCTTTCCGGTTAAACCCCTGGCATAAACTTTAAAAAGTTCCTTATCTGAAATACTTTCAATTCGTTCGTGCTGTTCAGGTGTTAGATAAGGATTATTCCTGTGATCTGATATGATTACTTTCGTGTTCGGCTCGCTCATGATATCATGAGCCCAAAACCTGAAAGTAGGATTATAATCAATAAAAATCTTTTTCTTCGTACGGGCGGCCAACTGCCAATAGATTAAAAAGCTAATCCCGTTTCCTTCATTCACAAATAGGTAATCTCTTTTACCTGACTTTGCATCCTGTTCATCCTGATACGAATTAAACTCAATGATAGATCCGTTTATACAAGTAAAAATCCTTTCAGTTTCATTCGGCTTACTGTACCATTGTTGATAAATTTTAGAGTCACTCCATATCTTTTTAGCATCTCTATATGCTCCCTTTTTCAAGTTTGGTATATCCTGACCAACAACTGTTATAACCTGTTCTGACTCTTCCATTCCAATACAGAAGAGTAGGTCCATGATTGTATAAGTCTTTCCGCTACTCGTCCCGCCCTGGTTAATGTTTACTCTTTCTTTAGAGTCTTTATTCTCAAAGAAGAGAGGCGGTTTACTCGACGTCTCGCTCATTGGATGCAAATGTTTGCTTTGCCGAATTGTCAGTTATGAAAGTCATAGTTGTTACCAGGTCTTTTCCATCTTTTCCGGTTAGTTCTTGTTTGTCTGCTAAACCAAGTTTTCTCATTGCCATATTCGAGTTAAAGATATTTGCCATACCACCCTCGAAATGTTGAGCACTAATGATTTGTCTAACACGTAAGCATATATCAAAATATGTTTCGTAGCCTTCTTTTGACTCGTAGTTTAAAAATGTTTGTACGCTGATATCTAAATGATTACATAGTGCTTCAATTGAATACGCTCTTGTGAAAGGTAAATCAATAGTTTGTTTTAGGAAATTTTTAATACTTCCATGAAGTTTTTTGTCGTAGTTGGTAGGTAGTTTTTGAGGTTGTTTTGATTGTTCAACCTTACGGAGTGGATTGTTATCAGACCATTCAAAATAATTACAAGCACACTTCCAAAATAGTTCAGGAGTGTATGCTTTCTGATTACAAGGGTTTCCCCACATCTTATGTCCTTTTGGTGCTGCACACATTGTATTTATTTGTTTGATTATTATACAATTTGCTACAAATTTAGAAAGCTTATTTTATATAAACAAATAATAAATCTTCCTAATATCACCGTTTTAATACATGCTTAATACTTGCTTAATACTTCATTAATGCTTTAATTTAGTTAATGTATTAATTTGATGGTTAATACAAACAAAGTTTAAAAATCATGATTAATTTAAAATAATTTTCATTTATTTTTGATATAAAAAATCCCTCATACGTTTTACTGTTGAAGGTGTCGGGTTACTCTCTCTTGCTACATAGTGCTTGTTTTTCTCCCCCGGGTGCTATTTTTACCCTATGTGGGGTATGTTTGTATGTTTTGTTTCATTTGCGTTGAAATTTGGGCGTTTAAAATAAGAATGAGTAAATAAGACATCCTGTAAAGAAAATCATAAAGGCTGTTACGAGTAAATTAACCCTTCTTTCGTCTTCCTTGTCACAATCCCTTTGGACCTGGTTTTCAAATCTTCGTTGAGTGTCCATACAGCCCATTTGAATTCACGTGATTTACTTTTGAATGTGGGTGATAAAGATATTTACGACTGTGAAGCCCGTTTGTTGCACACCCCGATAAAATAACCACTAAGGCCAATAAGATTAATTTTTTCATTTTAATATTGTTTTGATTTCATTCTTTCGATATATTCCTGTCTGTACGCTTCAGTGCATTTTTCCGCCGGTACCTGAATAATTGTGTTATGATTTATCCTAAGTGATTTGAGTTCTCCCCCGATCACTATAAATTTAGGATCCTTTGTTTCCTTTATAGCTGTGATAAAATTCGCTGTGTAATCTTTTAGATTTCCCATTATTTTCTTAGTGATTCACCGTCCAACAAAAGATCATTGAAGCTTTCCCGAAACCTATCTCTTATTCGTGTTCCGTATTGCGTCTCAATATCAGACGGCATTAGATTAGTAGTTATGATTGTTGTTTTTTTCTCTCTGTATCGGTAATCAAATAAATCGTTGAATGGTTCCCGGGTATTACCCCAACTCTTCGCCTCGACCATTTCAACACCGACATCATCAATGATCGCATACTTCAGAATTTTGAATCTTTGTATTTCATTCTCATTTTGATTCATATATAAGTCCTGAAGTTCGGTAGCATGAATAAAGGCAGCATGAATCTTTTCTCCATGAAGTATTGTTTGAATAAGTGCCTTAACGATCATGGTCTTACCTGTTCCAATACTACCCCTAAGCATAATTCCTTTTTTTAAATCCCCTTTGTACTTTTCGTTGTTGGCGTACCATAGGGATATTTGACCGATCACATCTTTGTTGAGATCGTTTAGAATTAATTCCTTTCCCCTTTCCCTTACCTGATTCCTGATTCTTTCAATCATATACCGGTAGACTAAAACAGGATCTACCTTTTCCCGATCACAAAGTTTCACTTGCATGGGATTTTGTTGTTTCCAAATTTCTCCGATTGTTTCCATTTTTTTGTTTTTTAGATTGTTCGCATTTAAACC